TGCATAGACAGATCTGGCTGGGTCATACGAATTGAACAATACATCACAAAAGCGTCAATTATGGAATTTCCATCACAAGTAGTAGGGCTACCACTCTTAACACCAACACCGGCATCATAGCGAAAACCAAATCTCTTGGCTCTCGCCGGACAACTTATTAGCATGTCCAGATAACCAGTTAATTCAGCCCTATACTTGGGATGGAACCACCTTAAATAACAAGGATTAACAACGTGACGTTGAATCCACGCAGACACTGTGCCGTCCATATTTTCATAATCGGCTTCCATAGGTGTAAATATGGATTTAACATAATTACAAACTTTTTCCGCAATTTCTCTCGGAGTCTTCCCTGGACAAAACCAATGGTCATTGCTCTCATTGTGCAAAACTTTATCTCTAAACGAAAGCGTGAAAGAGGAAAACTTAGCAATAAATCTCATGTCAGCAAACGATGAAATAATCCTTCCGGTTTTCATACAGGGCTCATTTTTAACAAAAGCCTCTATTAATTTGCGACATGTCATATCGATAGTTTCCCAAATTTGTTTCACAGCCAAAGTTTGAGATGGTTTGTTCAATTTTTCAGCAGTTTCTTCCATGGAATACGGTGCGCCAACACCATTTTCAGGTGTCACAAGTCTCACAAACTCTTGTGCAAAAGCTTGTGTTTTTGAACTTGGCGTCTTTGTATTATTCACAGCCGTAACTCTTCTCTCCAAAGAAATTGCTAAAGATTCCCATCGTTTTATCATCGGTACTACGTTTGAATCAGTTACTATAGGTGTTGCGTAAACTCTACTTTTTGTTTCGGGTTCATCAGCTTCACAGGCCAACGGCCAATGGACTTTTGCCTTGATAGGATTTCCTACCCTGGCGGGATCACTCTTAGGGGGTTCTTTACCAGCAAAATACTGGCCAACTAATGCCATAAATCCAGCTTCTTTATATCCCATACCCAACATACGCGTCGTAACGGATTGTGCGGAACTTAATCCCATCAAGATGTCGTAATCTTCCTTATTCATAGAAAAACTAACGTCTTCACCTTGACGACCACAACTTATATTCAACTTATCCTTCACTTGACTTATTAATGCATTCCAACCAAGACGGAATTTATCAGCGTAACATACGCGCTTCAAACGTCTAGCATTTAAATCAGAGGGGATCCAGTTGAATCGAATACAACTATATGCCGGGATGGTCCATATCAAAACTCTATTTTGACAATCCTCCCAAGGTCTAGAGTATTGAACTTTTTGGTATACAACTTTCGAAAGACCAAACCACCGTAACCAATTCCATATTCCTCTTTTCACTTCGGATTCCAAAAATTCTCCATAAGTACACCAATCCCAAACTTTATGTCTCCAGCGGGAACCACCACTCACGTCATAATAAACTTCATCATTTATAATGCGGAAACGGCTTTCACCATCTTTACCTGAGACTTCAATAGGATTGAACGAATGAAAAATTGTCGGAACACCATAGCTGAGGTATTCATCGGGGTCTTTCAAATAGTAATCTACATCTATACCAACTATGACATCCTTTTTATCCGGTGGATCATTACCAACATGCAAATGTAAGTCTCCGACAGCATAATGCTGATGCGGACCTCGCTCAGATTTAGATTGTCGAGCGCGACTTATCTCCCAACCGTCACATCCAATTTGGTCAAGGGCACTTGTTATCAAGTTTCTCGCAAAATCTCGGCAAGCGCCTGACTTTGGATGACCATTATCGGAATTACGGAAAGGTTTAACTGTTAGTAGCGAATTCAAAGGATACCAGTTCTTACTTAGATCCTGTTTCGTCATATCAACCAGGAACCTTTGACAGAACCTGGCGAAGCGATTTTCGATGATTG